AAATGCAGGCTCATTGAGGTATGGACAAAGGAGACCAAGACCCGCTACCAGTGCTATGACCCTCTCGGACAGAGTACCGATGACATGGAGTACAGGGTAGAGGTGAAGGATATCCAGCATATCATCGGCGAGAACCTTCTCAGGAAACAGCAATATGACGAGGTTGGTGTGCCAGAGGAAGACAGGGCATACATAGAATACGAACTCATTGAGGACGAGTACTGGTACTACACCTACATGGCTCCCAACGGAACGGTCATTGCAAAGGGCGAGACACCATACGACTTCCATTCCCATCCGTTTACCATCCACCTCTATCCGTACATCAACGGTGAGATCCACCCGTATATGAGCAACATCATCGACCAGCAGAGGTACTTCAACAGATGCATGATACTGCAAGACCTTGCCGTCAGAAGCGCTGCGAAGGGTGTGATGATATTCCCTGAGGAGAACATACCAGAGGGAATGACAAAGGATGACATTGCGGAGGCCGTCACATCATACGATGGGCTTATCTTCGTGAAGACGAACAACAAGAACCCGAACCTCCGCCCAGAGATTATCACCTCAAATGCCGTGCAGATTGGCACTACGGAAATCATGCAGATGCAACTCAACCTCATGCGTGAGATTACAAACGTCTCTGGCGCATTGCAGGGAAAGACGCCATCTGCGGGTACAAGTGCGGCACGGTATGCCCAGGAGTCACAGAACTCCACGACATCACTCTTCACTCTCTTGCAGGACTTCACATCATTCTCTGAGGCAATAGCAAGGAAGAAGGTGATGATGATCAAGCAGTTCTATCCCGACAAGAAACTCATTACAAATGTCGATAAGACTGGCATCATCGAATATGATAGGATGTCAGCCCGCGACGTTGACTTCGAGATAAACATCAAGGAGGCCGCAGCAACCGCAAGCGTACAGATGATGGTGAACGACACCGCCACAAAACTCTTGCAGATGGGTGCCATCAACATCAAGCAATGGCTTGCATCAGTCAATATCCCGTTCAAGGATGACCTTCTCAGGCAGATTGAGAGTGACGAGGCCGCAGCAATGGCTCAGCAGCAGGCACTCGGCGCAGACCCGAACACGATGGCGGCAGCACAGAATATGTTAAGGACACAAGGATTACAGGCAGCATGACAATAACATTCTCAGACATCAGATCAGCCATCAAGCGCCACCTATCCATCATAGGCAAGCGCTTATACAGCAAGGACGGGCAGAATATGTTCTCCAACATTACCGTCTCTTCAAACGAAGACCCGATATTCAACCAGTACATCTCAGCCGCAGCGCAGAACGTGGAGGCCCTGCTGAGGCAGTTGGTATCCACATACTCGGTTGTAGCGGACACTTCTATCAGTATCACACTTACAAACACAAGGGGAACGACTGACTACGACACACGCTGCGGGGAACTGATAAAGTCGTACATCACGCTCCTGTCAACTGGAGAGTACCTTGCAATGACCCATCCCGACATTGCGGAGAAATACAGGGCAGACGCAGCAAGCGCCATCCAGTCCCTGCTCTCATACGCTTTCTACAAGGAGCCGCCTACAACCGTAGGAGACCCTTCGGCGGCAACAGCATCAGTATCTTAAAAGAATAACAATATGTCAAAAACACTTACAATTACCATCAGCAAGGATGCCGTGATAGAGTCCATCAAGGGCGATACCAGCATTACTGGAAATATAGACCGCTCTGCCGACCCCGTGAAGAACGCGGGAGTGGCATATAACGAGCAGGCTGGGAACGATGCCTATCATGAGAAGAAGATAGACCGACTTGTGAAGACAGCAATATCAAAGTTTGAGGCAGAGATAGCGGAGTTCACGGACGGTTCCATCAACGACACTGCAACGACAGACCCGGACACGCATCTGACAACCATAACAATCACGATGTCCGTATCAGACAGATACAACGCAGGACTGGCCAAACCGCTTGGCGGGCTTGCACAGTCGTACATCGTCAACATGGCTCTCTTCGGGTGGTGGACTTCCATCAAGCCTGACTTTGCCAAGGGCTTCGCAACAATGGCAGCAGACGCGATTGTCTATGTCCGCAAGTGCTTCGCCAAGAACTCTCCAGGTACTTCCACATCTTCATACGACGATGTGACGGGAACGGTAACAAACAATTAAAGATATGAACCAGACAATCCAACTTACGCTCATCAAATCCCTGATTCTGGAGTCCGTCAAGAACGAGACTTTCTTCAGGGGAAACGTGGAGAAGGCCGCAGACCAGAAGGCGATAACCGTAGCCTATCATGAGCAGGCAGGTGACGAGACCTATCAGGAACGGATTCTCAGCAGAGGACTATATACGAACCTTGAGGAGTTGAAGACCCATCTTTCCGACTATCTCTCCTCGACAGGCCAGTCATCGGCAGACAACAACATCGACTCCGAGGAGGATGGTGACAACATCATCATCAAACTTGTCGTGAGTGACCGATTCAACAAAGGCTACACGAACTCGCTTGCGAAACTCTCCGCAAAGTACATCGAGGAGGCCATGCTCATGGACTGGTGGAAACCCATCAACGAGAAGCAGAGCGCACTCTATTCCCAGTTCGTGGAACGAGACCTCGCAGCAATCAAAAGATGCTTCAACAAGACCGCTCCCTCAGTACCAACCATACCTTATACCACCATCCTTGAAATCCATCACGGCTCTGCCATAGAACTGGAGATTGGAGAGGACTACACAGTGACCTATGAGATCTCAGACGGAGCGATAGACGATATCGAGTGCAGGGTGGAGGACAACCACATAGTGTCAACCGGACGCTCGGAGGATGGATTTACCGTCAGGGGAATACAGAGAGGCCACACATATATCCAACTCTATTCACGACACAACGAGGAACTGACACAGACGGTACACGTCTATGTAACAGACCACGCATAATATAATAAATGTACGCGCATGAGAAGACTGCACAGCCCCAACCAGGGAGGCTACAGGCCAGTAAGACCTAGCCGACCCCTTCCAGACGAGAACTGGCCGTACTCGCCGAAGCCTGAAAGCGGCAACGACCCGCAGTACACATACAAAGGGCCAAAGTTTGAAAGGCACATCTTTGTCCGCAAAGACCAGATAATGTCTGGCATCAATATGCAACTTGACATGATTTCAAAGTCGCGTAGGAAGCCAGACGGCTCCGAGGACGATACCTTCACAAACGCAACGACCCAGTATGAGGGGCAGTTCATGCGCTGGATAGACTCGCACATCGGAATCATAAAAGGTGTGCTTTCAGCATATCTCCTTGAGAAGTTCAGGACAACGAAGATGAACTCCATCTCAACCGTTGATGAGATAGACTTCGAGTTCCGTATGCCTGAGTTCTGGGATGACACCGTGTTCGACTCTCTCACGCAGGCCGTTCACAACTATCTTGAGAACGCAGTCCTTCATGAGTACTTGGTTCTGTCGCTGACATCGAAAGACCCAGTTACGCAAGACAAGCAGAGCCAAGCCGACAACCTCCTTCTCGACGTGAAGCGTTATGCCAATGCAGCAAAGCCGGGAAGGATAAAGAAGAAAATCCAACCATTCTAAGGACATGATACAGAGGATAGTGATAACATTCCTGTTAGTGGTCTGCTTTATGTGGATGCCTGCCGTTGGCTATGTCAACGGCGGTACTTTAAGCAGCCACATTCTCTATCCGTTCTGTCACGCGAACATCTTCCATCTGCTTGGCAACCTTCTGTGCCTGTGGATGCTCAGATGCAACCTGAACACTTTTGTCAGCATCATAATTGCCGTACTCTGCTCTTTCCTACCGTGCTTCATCTCGGAGCCAACGGTAGGATTTAGCGGGGTATTGTTCGCTATGGCTGGTATCTCATGGGGACATACTGGCAAGTTTACAACGATGGTTGTAAAATGCCTTCCGTTTGTCCTTGTTACCGCCTTTATCCCTCACGTCAATTTCCTTATCCATGCCTACTGCCTCTTTGCGGGCTACATCGTCGGGTTCTTCGGAATAAAAGACCCTCTGGCGAAATACGATTCGTACAACCCTAAATTCATGAACAGATGAGGCTGGAGATAAAGAGATTGGTAGATGAGAACCACAACCGTAGGATGGAGATCTTCGGCCCTTATGACCCAGTGACGGGAATAGGGTGCTACGGTTTTGGAAAGACAAGGAAGTTCGTACACATTCCCGACTACATCATCCCCGAACAATGGGTGCCTAAAGAGACCCTTGAGACTGGGATATACCATGAGGTGCTAAGGTTCGGAACAATCAAGCACTTCATCGAGAACTACATGCACGCACCATACGATGAGGGATATCATCAGGAGGTGGAGAAGATGCTTATACAGGCAAGGTGCGTAGATGACCCCGAGTTCGCCATGTATATGACGGACAAGATCGTTGATAAGACATCGGGCAACCTCATCCCGTTCCGCCTTAACTTCGCACAGAGGAAACTGCTTGCTCTTGAAGAGGATATGAGGCATTCGGGAAGACCTATTGGCATAGCACTCCTTAAAGCACGTCAGTGGGGTGGCTCTACGGAGAGTCAGATGTATATCAAGTGGATGCAGGACTACCGGCACCCGAATGGATGGAACGCCATCGTGCTTGCTCAGGTTGACAAGACGTCACGCAAGATCAAGGCCATGTACCGCAAGGCTATCGAGGCGCAGCCTGGATGGACTCTCGGACTGCCAGGAGCGAGACTACAGATGAACCCATACGAGCATTCCGACTCTGACTTCATAGTGACGGACGGAAAGGCGCCGATACGTTCCGCGACCCTTACCGTAGCCTCGTTCAACAACTTCGAGAACGTGCGTGGTGACAACTTCCACTGCGTACACTACTCCGAGGTTGCGCTATGGAAGAAGACGCCAGAGCATGACCCGGAGGGTGTTATATCGGCTGTGTCCAACTCCCTTATCGGACTCCCGGATGAGATCGAGATATTCGAGAGTACAGGTATGGGTATGAGCGGGTTCTTCTATGACCTCTGCCAAGATGCCATGAAGGAGAACTCAACCTCGCACTACAAGTTCCTCTTCATACCTTTCTTCTATATCGAGAACGACATGGAGCCAAGAGGCGAGAAAGGATTCTCACCTGAAGAAGAGGAGGAGTTTGCCAAGTGGCTCTATGAGAACAGGAACTCCGACGCTTGCCCTGCCGGGTATCGTGAAAGCGGTAAGTTCTTCTGGAGGATGTGGCAGTTGGGCGCATGTTTCGAGGCCATAAACTGGTACAGGATCAACAGAAACAAGCACAAGAACCATGCTTACATGGCTACCGAGGCTCCTATTGACCCCGTTGAGGCTTTCCGTAACTCAGGACGCCTGATATTCGACCAGTATCTGCTGGAGGAACTGAAAGACCTCTATCAGAAATCGCCTCAGTACTATGCCGATGTCATGCTGCCGCCATTCGAGAGGAAGGAGAGGTACATCATACAGAACTCCCGCATCATGTTCCGTGAGGACAGGAACGGAGAGATGAAGATATGGAGTCCGCCCAACAACCATATCCTGAAAATCAAGAACAGGTATATCGTATCAGTCGATATCGGTGGCGCGTCAAACACGTCGGACTATACCGTCATGACTGTCATAGACCAGATGGGAATGATACCCGGTATGAACGGAAAGCCACGTGTCGTTGCCCGCTGGAGGGCGCATTGCAGACATGACATACTAGCATGGAAGGCAGCGTGCCTCGCACACTACTACGACAACGCACTGCTCATCATAGAGAGTAATACGGCAGACCGCGAGAAAGACAACAACACCGAGGGCGACCACTTCGGAACGATCATCGAGGAGATATCGAACTACTACGACAACCTCTACCAGCGCAAGACCGCACCAGAGGCAGTAGTGGAGAAGACAACGCTGAACTACGGATTCCAGACGAACAAACTCACGAAGGGCTGGATCATTGACAACCTCATTGCCTGCGTGGATGACAAGTTGTGGGACGAACCCGATGAGGAGATGTACGGCGAACTCAGAATCTATGAAAGGAAGGATGACGGAACACTTGGAAACAAGGACGGCTCAGGAAAGCACGATGACATTCTGATGAGTACGGCCATCGGACTCTGGGTGTGCATGACAGATGACAGGTACCGTCCGTCGTGGCTCAACGAAAGTAGTGGCCCGAGATACAAGATTTTACCAAACGAAGCAACGATTTAGTTATGGAAGCGAAAACAAAACAGCAGCAACTACTCTTCGACAAGGGAATAACGAATGTTCCCTCTGACGCACTCTGCTCCGACAATGCTCTGGCAGAGAGCATGGGAATGGTGTATGACGATGGGGAGCATAGGGTGATACAGAAGCCGAAGGACTTCATAACATCTGCGGTTGACGACCAAACAACCCCTGCGGCTATGACCATGCCGACATTGCTGTTTGTTCACAGACTAAGCGACAGCATAAACTATATATGCCTTGACAACAGGAGTGGTTCTCTCGGACAATTGATATGGGGAACAAAAGACGGAACCGTTTTCAATCTTGGTGGAAACCTTGACAGAGAAGCAAGGACACTCGGAGGCAATATACAGATTGAGGCAATAGGAAAGACGCTGATTGTGTCTGACGATGATGAAGACGATGGGGGGGTGCATTACTATCTGTGGGATGCGACGAGCAACACATACAAGGATATAGGAAATTCCTTGCCAGAGATAAAAGTTGAGTTTTCGCTTGACAATCCTGTAGTATTAAGTTCGAGCGAGAAAGAACAGGCAGCATTCTCAATAGAAGGAATGATACATCATAGTGATAAAATCTATCAAAATAACGACCCTCATGATGATTATTATCACAAACTGTATTTTGAAAATACCGATTACGAAAACGCAAAGAACGCGCTTATCGGATGTGTATCAAAGCGCATCAATGAGGTTCATGGCGCAAAGAGGTTTGCGTTCCCGTTCTTTGTGAGGTTTGCATATAGGCTCTATGATGGCAGTCACACCAGAATATCCAACCCTGTGTTTATGCTGCCTTCTTATCTGCATAACTGCGATATATTCTTCTCCGACTCCGACGGAAACAGATATTCGCTATATGACACGGATTGGGATAATGGTGTTTGTGTGAACTACGATCCAATATCCAGTGTTTTGAGATACGAAGTGTTTTACAAAGACAATAATAGTTGGGTTGTGTATGATTCAAACACACACGTTTTGGATGACTGGAGCGATATTATTAAAGGTATAGATATCTTTGTGTCTGAAGAACAGAAACCGTTTGACATGGAAGGCGCATGGAGCATCATCAATCCATTTGATTCTGCACACATGAACGGAAATACAATTCTGAAAGACGAATACGTTGATGCTTATTCAAAAACGCTGATAACCACAACAGACTGGGATTATAGTACACCACCTAATCTTGGTTTTTTGTCTTACTTTAATCCCGTTCATCTTACAAAAGACGAAATGGCCACAGGGCTTATAGGCAAGTCAGTATTCTACAAGATTGCAGAACTTGATGTTGACGATTTTGTTTCAGACACATCACCATTGCCATCTGTAAGCGAAAAGATATACGGCACAACACTTGTAAACCTCACCACTCAGACGCAACTTGAGAACGATGATTACTTCTCGCACGTCTCGCTTAGGGCAAACATCTTAAAGTCGTACAACATGAGACTGCATCTTGCAGACTACTGGAGAGGTTTTTATGAGGGGTTTGAGCAATTCACAACTGCTGGTTGTGTAGATGAGTCTTATGACTATGCTGTTGTAGTGTATATTGATACTGATTCTGGTGAACGAATCGCCGTTAAGGAGTTCAACTCTAATCAGATACTTAACCTGTGGTTCTACTATCCAGATCCAAGGGCTTCAAGGGTTGAACTATATTATAAAGACCAGAATGAAGTTTCTCAT